ACCTTTTACACCTAATCTAGCAGAAAGGGAAGTACTTCCATTCCCTATTGTAGTATTTCCAGTTACAAAAAGTCCATTTCCACCAAAGTATAATTGGTCACCACTTTGATTTTCAAATCTTACAGTTGAATCATGTGCTGTTCTACCATTGTAAACATATAATGATGGACTTAATCCAAATACTTGTGATAAACCAGTAGTTCCTGTATTGTGTAAATTATAGATTGGTGTAGTAGTCCCAAATCCAACATTTCCGGAACTAGATACAAACATAAATGTGCTCGAACCCGAAGTTATTGTAAATGATCCATTACCTAAAGATACAGACGCAGTAACACTACCTGTGGCAATGTAATTACCTCCTCCTACTCCAGTGCCGCCATTCAATGCATATGAAGCGGTTAAAGCATAACTAGAAGAAATATTGTATATAGAACCTGTCTGTAATTGTCCCGGTTTAAATTGTCTCATTATGCCCAACGTCCTTTCACTACAATTGTATCTGTTGCATCAATCGTGTATCCTAATATTCCAGTGTCAAATACAATTGTTTGTATGGTTACATCACTTGGTGTCCAAGTATATGCAATTTTATCTATGTATTGTCCATTAATGTATACATCAAATTCATTTTTAGTTGCAACTGTATTTGTTACTGGATTGACTGCTGCATATCCCGTTACTTGTACTGTTGAACCTATAGAATAAGTTGCAATTTTATCTGTTAAATTTGTTAAGTATCCCATTGTAATTGCATCAATGGAAGTTGTTTGTCCGCCGCTAGCAACAACTAAACTACCGCCGCTAGCAACAAAACTTTGTGCTTGCAATACTTTGGATGAAACTGTTGTTGAACCAAATAAATCTCCTTCAATATCAACTACATTTACAAATGTAACTTTTTTAATAGAATATGCTTTTTTAATGGTACTTATTCGTGTTTCTTGTTCTGCTAGCAATGTTGCTTGAATTGTTAATGGAATTGTTGCTCTAACTAAACGATCTTCTCCAACTGTATTTACAGTTTCAAATGATACTGAACCCATTATTGTTAAAAATTTATTGCCTTCATTTCCCCAAGCAAAACGATTATATGTTATGATTTGATCAATTAGATCATTTAATTGCGGAGTAAAATCACACCAAATCATTAAATCATATTCCATTGTAACGTAGCGAGGAATATCAACTACATAAATTTTATCTGATAATTGAGGTTGATTTTTTGGTATCGGGAACAATTCATCTTCGTAGCGATTACGTTCATTGTATTTTGCTTTATATACAAATGAATTTCCAGAAACTGCACGATTAACATCAATACCTTTATGATTGGTATCTTCAGTAACTGAATTGCGTTTCAACATGATCATTGGTGATTGCAGCATTCCTTTTTCATCACGCATATATCCTAAACGGCGTACGTTGTCCCATTTTTCGCCATTTGCAAAAATTACGGGAACGGATAATAATTGTTCGTCTGCTGTTATTTGTGGTTGAATTTCATTTTCAATGTACCACTTAATTGCATAATCAATATCATACACACTGCGTTTAGCTGTGCGAATTACATCATCATCTCGACGCGTTTGTTCCGCACGATTCAATATGAGATCAGGAGTCAACCCTTCCGTACGAACCGGATTAGGTTTATTTGTTTTGCGATCTATATTCTCTCTATTAAATCTAGGCATTAATGTCCTTTATATGCAGGAGAGTTATTATTTCCTCCGCGTCTTAAATTTTTAATTTGTGCTGGTGTCTGACGTGTTGCGTGTGTATCACATATTACTGACACACTATATCCGAATTGATCTCCATTTGGCCATGTTTCAGGATTTTTACCAGCAAAATATTGATTTGCATCAACATTATCCAATTCATAATATTCATTATCCCAAAAGATAATATCGCCGACTTCTGGATAAAAATCTGCTCGTTCCAATATATCTCTAGATATAGCAAATTGTGCCGTACGATTATAGGTATGCCCATAATCATCCATTACAGCATTTTTAGTTTCTTTAGTAATAAGACACGGAATTAATATGGAATCATAATATGATTTTGATTGTGATTCGCCATATATATTTGATGCACTTTTGCCGACAACTAATTTGAAAAATTCAATTTCTGTATCTATAATTGCATTGATTAATTCAGCATTTATTGCTGCTAAAAATCTTGCATCTCGCATTCCACCAAAAAGTGCCATATTGTTCTCTCCTAACCAACGTATATCTTTAATGGAACTTTTCCTAGCATTTCATGCATCTGCGTTGCTTCTGCATTTTGCCGTGTCATCATTTGTTCTTTTGTTAATTTTTCTAAAAATTCTCGCAATTGTGCTATTAATTCTGTTTTTTCAGATTGTCCTTGTGATACTAATTCTGAACCATTTAATGTTACTTCTCCGTTCGGAATAGGTACACTTGAATATTTATTGCGAATATATCCTAACATTTCTTTTGTTAAAGCAATACCATATTTAATAATCCACGCACGCCCCATATCATTAATATTCCCGTAGGTTTGATATGTATATGGTATATTTGATGCGTCCGATATAACATTGTTTAAAAGTGCTGTATTACCGAATAAAAGTGCTTCATTATTTTTTTCATCATCAAATACAAAATCAATCCATACTTTGGTAAAATATGGTGATGCAACCGATGCACCTTGTCCTGATGTCGGAACTGGCCATATCTTGATATCATCTCCATGTATTTCAAATGAATAATGTGATTTACGTATTTGATCATTGAATTCAATTGATTGCAAACGGAACAAGTCAGCATTAACTGGCATCATCATGAATGATACTGATGGAGAAAACCCTCCAAAGTTAAATGCATCAAGTAACTGTTGTGAGCCTAGGCCTGTTCCTACAAATGGATCAAAGTATCTAACAATTGCAGGTGGTGGATTATGAAGTACACGTTTCACTTCAATTGAAGATGTTATTACATTGATTCCCAATGATGCAGATACAGCGGCGCGTAAACTATATGTTTGTTGACCTGGTATCATATCTATTGCAATTTGATGCCATTTCAAATTACCACCTGAATCTGCTTCAGATCCATATGCTTTTGAAAGTTTTGTAATATAGCCAAATGAGTTGCCAATCAGCGCACCAGTCAAACTAGAACCACTTAAGAATGCAGATGCTGTTTGAACACCCAATGTATTCATTAAATTGTTAACAATATTAACTTGATTTACTTGATTTGAATATTCAATTACTGCCGATTCAAATGCTGTGTAAAAATTAACTGCCTGCATTTCAACATCCATGATGGGATATCCTAAATGTTGTGCTGCTGCTTTTGCAAATCGATCGGCATGATTCTGGAAAACTGAATCGCCATCAAAAAAGCCGAATGGTGTTGATCCAGTAGTAAACGAAGAACTTCCCGGCCAAATTGGTTTGTTTTCACTATAATCAGCCATGTTGTTCTCCTATTTTTTTTAATCTAGTTTGCTCCAAACTTTTACGTATTTTATTTTTAGTTTCTTCAGAATGAGTCTTGCCTTTCATTGGATGATTTTGTTTAAGCCATTCTGAATGTTCAGGTCTTGTTTTTCCGTATAATGGATGTTTATCTTTAACGCGCAATTTATTTTTTTCCGATAAAAGTTTACTTGCTTGTTGTCTACGTTCTATAGTCCATGCGTTTGAAATATTTTGTTTATGTTTTTCTGATTTTGGTAATGACATTAATTTAGAATATTCAGCTCTAATCATATCATATTCGCGCGATGAAATTTTATATGTACGCTGTTGATTATTGTTATTTAAATTCATCATTGCCCATAAAGCATATTTTAATTTATTATTACCTGGATATATTTCACAAAGCAATTTATGAGCTATGAAATGTTCCTTCGCAGTAAGTAATACTAAATTATTAGAATCATTTGTGCCGCCTAATGATTTAGGAATAATATGGTGTGATTCGAAATATATATCAGTATTTTTTAATCGGTTAGAATCTAGTGCTCGATTAATAATCTGATTATATATTTTAGCATAATTCACTATATTCTCCTTTTAAATATAAATATCAATATCTTTCATTTAGTAAGCGTAAAATTTCATCTAGTGCTTCATGGCGATGATTATCTAACAATATGATTTCATTAACCCATTTTGATTTTGTTAGTTTGGGTACTTCATGCACTGCCGAATCATTTGTAAATTTTAAATCTACTTGATATCTATCGCCTGTTAAAATCATGATACTGTCTTTACCTAGACGAGACAATACCATTTGTAATTGTTGTTTTGTTAAATTTTGGAATTCATCCACAATGCAAATTGCATTATCAAATGTACGACCTCGGAAGTGTGTCAATGAAACTAATTCAATATTTTCTTCTTTTTCCATTTTTTCAAGTATCTCTGGCTTATTGTATACTTTACGCATATTGCTACGCAATGGCACTAACCATGGTTCCATTTTTTCTTCTAATGAACCTGGTAAAAAACCATTATCTTCATTTGATACTGTCGGTCTTGTTACAATTATTTTATTTATTTGTCTTTTGAAAAACATGTCCAACGCAATTTGAACTGCTAACAATGTTTTTCCCGATCCTGCTTTCCCCAATACGAAATTAAAAGGAGTTCCGATGATTTTTGCTTTTGCTTGTTTTTGTTCTTCTGATAATGAAATTGAAAATTTAATATCAGTTTTTGGCGGAGTTTTCTCCTTATTAGTTGTAGCCATTAATAACCTTTGATTAAATTAAAATAATTTTGTAAGCGTAGATTCTTGTAGTGTCATATCTTTTAATGTTTCAATCTTACCTAAACATGCTTTTCTAAGTGCTAAATAAGTTTGTCGGGCCGGATGAGGTGTCATTACTTTGATTGTGACTAATTCTTTATCAGGTCCAAAATCTTGTTCAATATGGACCATTAATACTAAACTTATTGCTCGAATACGATCTAAAACATCAACTAAACGACCATCATAACGGATGATTGCTTGCATTGAATACTTATTGTGTGGTACTGCCATGATATTCTTTTTATATAAATATTCAGATAGTAAAAAAGGGTGACCGAAGCCACCCTCTCTTATTACCTTTAATTAATTAAATCGTTAAATAATTAAGTCAATTAACTATTAAAGAATGTTTAATCCATGAACATATACTTTTCCGTAGAATTCTGGACGAACTACTTTCTTCGCGTAACGTGTCATAACACCTTTACGTGGAGTGAAGTTAACTGGATCGTATACTAATGGTGTCATGATTAATGGAATATACGGACTAAATACCGCACCTGTTTCAAGGAACTGTGCTCCTCTGAAGCCCATTAAGATAACATTTTCTAACATGTATGGGTTTTTGTATACAGTGTAACGGTTATTGATTGAACCAATTTTTTGTACACCTGCTGCAAATTCCATTTTGTTACCATCTGTGTCAGCTGCAAATCCTGGGATAGACTCAAGGATTGTTGCTACTGCGGGAGATGTTACTAAGAAGTTAGCACCACCACGCAATGTTTTTTGGTGAATTTTATTAGATACTTTTTGAAGTTTGGTACCCAATGTTTGGAACCAACCACCTTGTGTATTGTAATATCCATCACCAGCTGCAGTTGCTGCACCAGCGCCTGATTGTGTAAATCCATTACCATTCCAGAAGTTGTTGTTCAATGCTGACCAATACTCAGTTGTTGGAGCTGCTGAAATCAACATATCCAAGATCTCTAAGTCGATCTCCATTGATACATACTCAGACAACATTGAAGTCAATTCAGCTTCAGCGTCAATTGAATGGTATGCATTTAAATCTTGAGCAAACTCTGGAGTCCATACTGCTTTCAACTTACGTGTTTTAGCAACGATTGGCTCAGACTGCATTTCAAGGTTGATTTCAGGGATATCAATATCAGTACCTTCATTCATACCTGATGTTCCGTAACGTGTTCCTGCAAATGGATTTTTGTCTTCGAAATCACCACGTGATGTATCAGATGGTTGTTTGCTATACTGTAATCTCAAGTTACCTGCGCCGATTGCTAATTGGATGTTTGTTGCTTGAGCGGCCGTTACAACGAAAGATGCAGTGAAATTGCTTGTAATTGTAGAGAATGCTTGAACTGGAACAATTTCAGTTTGAGCTGAACCTGAAGTCAATGTCCAAGAACGAACTGCATATAAATCAGCATCAGTTGGTACGTTGATAGTAACTACTTTGAAACCAACAGTGTTACCAGTAAAATTACTGTCAAAGTTAAATGATGCAGATGTTGGTAAGCCTGCGCCTGAACCTGTGTTTGCTTGTGCTGCAGCTAAACCTAATGAAGATGTAAATGGAATTGAATATCCAAAACGACCTGCACCATAAAGACCACCTGCTGCGTCAGAACCAGTTGTAGTAACACCGAACATTGAGTCTAATGCATTAGGGTTACCAAATGGATCACCTGTTCTGTTGTTGTTATCATCATCAAATCCTGGTGCTGCTGTTCCGTATTTGAAATCCAAATAGAAAATAAGTCCTGATGGCAAGTTCATTGGTTGAACTGATACGAATTCTTTAGCTGCAAATTCAGCAAAAATACGACGAACTAATGGAAGAGCAACGCCTGCCCATTCTTCTGATCCTGCTGATGTACCTGTTGCAGATGATTCTTTTACTAATTGACGTGCTTGGTTTTCAAGCAATTGAGCCATTCCTGCGCGCTCTGTCTCGCTTTTAAGACCTTCCAATAATCCGGTCTTTTCCCATTTCGATGCCAACGCTTTAGCTTGGTTGCGTTGTACGAAATCATTTGTTTGTAATAAATTTGAAATACTCACTGTTTTCCTTTTTTTTAATGTTATAGCAATCCTGCTAATTTTTTCCATCTGTTAGCCAATTCAAATCCTTCACTTAAAACTTGAGTTGTTTCTTTTGCTGGCGCTGTTGTTGCAGTTGGTTTGCTAGCATAAGATTCTTTAACTACACGTTTTTTAGTTGCTGGACGATTGAATGATTCAGCTAACGTTGTAAATACTAATTTTACTTCTCTTGTATTGCCTGCACGATCAAAATTTTCAATTACTTTCATTTTTTGAGCTTCAGTCAATTCAAAATTGCGGAACAATTTGTTTGTGTAAAGAAGTTTTGCATTCAAAAGATTTACTTCAGAAAGAATACCTTTAAGTTGATTTACAGTAGCATAAGCTTCTTCTAATTCTTCTTTCATTGTATCTTTTACAGATTCTTCTTCTTTTTCTGCTGGCATTTCTGCCTCATCTTCTTCACGAAGAATAGCTTCAATGATTTCGTCGATAGATTCGTTAGTATACTCATCTGTGTCAGCATCTTTCATGTCATCACCTTCCATGATGTCATCTCCGCCTGAACCTTCTGGTGCACGTTCTTCATCTAAATCGCCTTCTAACTCACGAATAATTGCTTCTAGGTTTAAGTCTTCGTCATCCTGATCTTGATATTCAGCTTCCATTTCCTCGTCACCCATTGGCATTTCTTCTCCTGCCATTTCTTCTTCACCACCCATATCATCATTTGAGTAAATGTCAAATTCATCAAATTCTCCGTCTTGATCAACATCGATTGATAAATCACCAACATCTGTACCCATTTCTGAATCTAGAGCAGCATCTTCTTCTCCGGTCATGTCAACATTCATTTCTGTGTCGTCCATTGCCATTTCTTCGTCTTCTTCGCTTAGATCACTTTCTAACTTTGCAGATAGCATGTTTTCCATACGAGCTCCGAATGCTTCTTGTAAAGCAATCTTTGCATTTGCTAAAGCTGTTTCTTTAACCGCCTTTGCATCAGCAATCGCTTCTTTTAGCAAATCTGATTTTGCCATTGTTTTTCTCCTTAAATTTGTTTTTTGGAAATAAGATTATTTGAAATCTTAATAGAATTTTTTTAATTACTAGACACTATATAGAAAATAGCGTATTTACATATAAATATAGAGCTGTTTAAAAAACCAGTAAAAAAGCCCTAACTTTTTTTGTCAGGGCTTAAAAATTTTAATTAGAGCGAATTTCGATCGCGTATCATTTGAATAAATTGAGCGTCTTGAATTTGTTTTCTTCTTCGAACTGACGGTTTAATAAATTCTTTTCGATCTTTTATTTTTTCTAAAATTTCTGAATTTTTAATTTTGCGCTTCCATATTTTAAGAGCAAATGCTAAATCTTCACGTGCGGAACCTACTACGTTAACTGCTAATGGATTTCCTGCTACAATTGTTTGATGTTGTTTTTGTTTTTTATTCATATAACGATATTAAATTTTTCTAATTGGTCTTTTCGTACGTTGTAGTTCAGCTTCAGGCTGCGGAGCTGGTTGTTGTTCTCCTCGTACTTTAAATCTAAAATGTTTAAGTTCTGGCATTTGTGATAAGTAGCCTTGAATCTTTTGTGATTCAGTTCCTGGATCTTGTCCTAAACGAAAATAAAGATAAACTACTTTGCCGGTTTTTCCGATTTGTTTTTTAACTAAGGTAATTCCCTTTTTTGCTGCCCATTGCTGAATCTCTTTGGTAACTCTAATTGCATCTGCTGGATCGCGTAAAACAAATTCTACACCACCTCTATAATCAGTTATGTTGTTAACTAATTTTGCTTCATCTATTTCAGATTCGTTTGCTGTAATACGTATATTTCCTCCGGCTTCTTTTGCAGCTTTTTGTGCAGCTTTTAACGCCGTTGGGTCTTTAGCAACAGATGCTGCTATTTCTATATCATTTGGATTTTGTTTAACTGATTGTTCAGTTAACCCAAAAAACTGTTTATATAATTTTCTAAACGTATTCATTACTTACCTATATTATAATAATTTTTTTTGTAAGATCCAAATTATCCGACATTAAAATAACGATTCAAATGTTGACCAATATTTTCATAACACAATGCCATTCGTTCTTGTGCTTCTTTTAATTCGCGAGCGGCTTGTTCAAAATCGCGATAATCTTCATGCATTCTTTTGTTGCCTTTTTTATGAGCAACATTCGTCATCCAATCATCACTTTCGGTCATGATTTTATCAGCACTTTCTACAATATTTTTAACTCGTTCAACAATTTCTTCAAGATCGCCTTTTCCGTATACAGATTCGCCTAATGCTGAAAAATTTGCTACTTCTTGCATGAATGCTCTTTTTTCTTCTTTAGACATTGG